GTTATCATTTCCGGGGTTGGGTAGAAAGCAAATAACCAAACCTACTGCGACACCTGCTACAGAAAATTCCACATCTACGCCAGCGCCTTTCGTTTTAACAGAAAACTTTTTAAACGAATTGAATATACCCAAAACAGCCCCAATCCGCAGAGGCAAAAGAAATATAGCAGGTAAAGATTTGAACAAACCTGAAGTACAGGAAGCCCTACGTTCTTATGCTGCTAACGAAATAGTTTTGGCTGAAAATAAAGAATCTAGTGTGCGAGTAAAACGCGCTTTGGATATAAACAGGATGTTACAGAAGCAGGAAGGTATACCAGAAACGCAGATGGATTTATTTGCTCCTACTCCTACGCAAAAAATTGTAACCCCCGCCCCTGCGCCGGTAGAACAACCAATAGAAGCCGTAGCCCCTGCGCCGGTAGAACAGTCGGTAGAAGAAGCCGTAGCCCCTGCGCCTGCGCCGGTAGAAGAAGCCGTAACCCCTGCGCCTGCGCCGGTAAAAGAAGCCGTAACCCCTGCGCCAGTAGAAGAAGACGTGCGGGAGAGGCCCCCTGCGGTTATACCTATAAAACCTTTGAAAGATGAAGTAGAAATTTCTACCCCCGATACTGCTCAAGTTAACAGGGTGGGTGAAATAATGGGTGGGGATGTGCGTGCGACACGTACAGACACAAGACACCCTCTTTATCGAAAAGGTGGTGTCGAAGCCTCCGCTTATTCTGTGCATAATACCCCCACAGGAGTCGCCGTACATAGAGTCACGTACAATGATGGTTCGGTAAGGACAGTTGCGTTTAATAAGGCAGGTAAAGAAATAGCTAGGGAGTTAACTCCCGCGCCCAAACAAAAACCGCTGGCACTTATCCCCAGTGCGGTTATCAACACAGCGATGCCGCTGAATGAACGTATTGTTACTACGCTTAAATCAGGTAATCTTGCAGAGGCGTTGAGTATTTTAGGTGTGGATAGACAGTACCCCAATACGTTGCGTACTATTTCCAGAGTGCTTGGGCGGGTAGTAGGTAGTACTAAAGTAGAAATAGTTGAAGGACTGACTGACTCCGAAGGTAATCCTGTTGCGGGGTTGTTTGACCCCAAGACAAACACTGTTAAGTTGGATTCTGTTACGGGGTTGAATAGCCACGTGCTTATGCACGAACAGACTCATGCGGCGGTTTCTGCGGCTCTCGATAATCCTTCCCACCCGGTTACTATGAAGCTGACCAAGTTATATAACGAAGTGCGCCCTGCGCTACGTAATGCTTACGGCGGGAAGAATCTACAAGATTTTGTGGCGGAGGCGTTTACGAATCCTTCTTTCCAGCAAGAGCTATCTTCAATCTTGACGAAAGGAACTGACTTATCTGCTTTTGAACGGTTGATAAATATAGTATCTAACTTTATCCGTGGGCTGCTGGGGTTACCCCACAAACAGCAAGCCATACGCAGTATGGACGACTTGAATACCGCAATATTGTCACTGATGGCTCCGGCACCTGAATCACGAAATGCTGGTGAGTTGTACATGGCTGGATTTGATACGGCTACCAAACAAATAGACGATGCTATAGAAAACGTACCCGACATACAGAGTTAACAAGCTCTCTCTGCATTTGAGCTGTTGAAAAAAACCGGAACGGGTGTTTATGACTATGTGTTTGGTCATTTAGCATCACTCCCTGTGCTTATAAACGCAGCAAAAAAGTACGTACCCAAAGGAGCTCTCCTGTATAAAACCATCAACTTACAGGAAGGGGATAGGAAAAAAATACGCGAGTATGGAGATAAAACAATCCATGAAACACGTGCGTACTTTGCCAAAGACCCGGCGCTTACTGAAAAGCGTGTTAAACAATTCGGAGTGCTTATAAATTTCTCCACACTGAACCAAGTTGATTTACGGTTAAGTGAAAAGGAAGCTGGCTTTAAGTACAAAGATGACCAAACTAAACTAGATGCTTGGGATAAACTGAAACAAATTTACGACAGTAGTTTGATTGGGGATGAAGGCCGCGCTTTATACGATAAGGTGTTCAAAACCTATAAATGGCTAGAACAGCAGTACAAAGGTGGTATATACGACCAACTTAAAGGAAGTGGGGCTTCTGAGGAAATAGCTACGTCCATAATTAAGAAACTGGAAGAGCAGTTGCGAGAGATGGGGGTAGTAGAACCTTACGCAAAATTAGGACGCCCTTTTGGTAACTACCGGTTAAGTTATTACGGAGTTAACCCTATAACAAATAGAAAAGAATTTTTTGTTGAGAACTTCTCCAACATATTCTCCAGAAATGCGCGGGTAAAAGAACTAGAAATGACCGAAGGGACTACGGATATATCTCCGTGGGAGAATATAAAAGACTCGAACTACCGAAACGCTCCTCCCGGAAGTTATGTATATGGGGTGATACAGATACTCGAAAAGAATAATGTTCCCGCAGATGTACAAGAACAGGTATTGCAAGGGTACGTCAATCTGTTACCCGACCAAGCGTATTTAAAATCTGCGGCGACTCGTAAAGGAACTTTGGGTTTTAACCCTGACGCCACTATATCTCTGGAAGACGCTTTCAAAGCGGCGTCTGTGCATATACCCACAAGTAAATATAGGCAGGCGTTTAGTAAATTAAAAACAGAGTTGACCGAAGATGCGAATAAAGCGCAGCAAGAAAACAACCCTAACGCAGCAGAAATAGTTGCGTATACCAAAATGTTCTACCCCCATATAGATTTTGCTATGAACCCCAGTGTGGAGGGGTGGGCTAAACTTGCAACATCGGTAGGGTTTAATTACGGACTAGGCTTCAATGCTTCCGGGTATGTGGTAAATATGTTCGCGCTTCCTACATTCGTTGGGCCTTACCTAGCAGGTAAGTATGTTAATAATTATGGCTCTACGATTACTGCTTACACGGACACATCCAAAGCAGTCGCCAGAAGTATGTCTGTTTTCAAAAACGGAAAATCCCTGACCAAGTTACGCACCGGGCTTAACGCAATGGGGTTGGAAGGATATGATTTTTCACAGGGAGGAGTACCTGCTTCATTACGTATATTCGAGCCACTGCAAAACATAATGAAAACAAACGGGCAGTTTAAACTTAATTCTGCGGAGAGAGAACTGGACTTGGAAGGGTACGGGCCAGACTGGTTTGCCAAGTTTAATTCCGTTAGTGGGTGGTTTATGTCTCATTCGGAGCAGTTGCTGCGAGAGACAACCATAATGACTGACTACCAAATGAGTCTGGCAAACCAGTTAAAAATACCTATGGCAAAACTCGACGCCGCTTTTGCGTCAGGAAAGATAACTCCCGCCATGATGGAGAAAGCCGCAGAAGATGCGATAGCTACCGCAGACTTGTTAAATACCGGTGTGTTGGCGCAGATGAGCCCCCGTATAGGGCAGAAGGGGATTGGTAAGGTAGCGTTGTTGTTCCGTAAATATTCCCTTAATCAGTTCGGTGTGCTGTTAAATCTGGTTGACACTGCACTGAAAGGCTCCGCTGAAGACAAACGTATGGCCCGAACGCAGTTAGCGGGTATATTTGGCAACTCCATATTGTTCGCAGGTGTTGGTGGCGCTCCGTTCTTTGGAACCGCCGCGTTGTTGTACAACTTGTTCAAAGAAGATGACGACGATGATTTGGAAACTGTCGTTCGTAAAGCTATAGATGAACGCTGGTATGGTGGGCTTGGTAATTATATTTTTGGTGCAGAGCTTTCTTCACGTATAGGGCTTTCCAATTTTGTATTCCGGGAATCATTCAATGCGGCAGACAGCCCGTATACATACCAAGCCCTTGAACAGTTAGGTGGCCCGCTTGTAGGTATGGTTTTGAGCGCGGAGCGAGGTATGAAACTAATCGGTGACGGAGAGCTGCGTCGCGGTATAGAACTCCTTATGCCTGTTCCGTTTCTTCGTAACATATCCAAGTCAGAGCGTTTCAGTACAGAAGGCGCTACAACGCTTGCGGGGGATAAAATAATAGACCCTGTAACCGCCAAGGAAGCACTTTTTCAGTTGTTAGGTTTTACGCCCGCTCAGTATATACAGCAGTTGGAAAAGAACGCCAACCGATACCGATTCCAAAACGCTATGAAAGAGCAACGCACAAAGTTGTACAACAGGTACTATAAAGCGGTTAAAGACCATGACCTTGATGCTATAAAACAAGTAAGAGAGGACATAGCAGAATACAATAGGCGGTTCCCGGAAAATGCTATATCGCAAAAAACGATAGCTCAATCTATGAAAGGTAAAGAACGCCGTAGTGCTATGAACTTGGATGGGTTTAGCCCAGTTTCTAAACAAGTTAGGCAGACTTTTGTGGAAGAAGATGAGGAGTGGGGCTCTGTTGATTCGTTGTGGAGTGACTTGTTTGAGGAAGAGGAATAAAAAACCCCGCCGGGTTAGGGCGGGGTCTCAAGGGGTACAACACAACAAAGAGAGACAAAACAGGAAGGAGCAAACTTCCCGAAGTAATAATAGCCTAGACCCTCCAGATACGCAAGCCTTGTACTCCTTCCTCAATGCTTATGCGGGATACAAATTTAATTTCCAGTCGGGTTAGCACCTCGCCAATATCGCTCCGGGCTTTGGCGCAATCCAGACAGGGTATAAAAATAGACGTACCACGCTTGAATTTGCGCCAGTCTATCTGGTAACTAACCCCCTCCACTATCATCAAGCGGTTCCTGAATAGCGCTCACGTCCACCAGCCGGTTGTCGCTGTTATCAAAAACGAGGGCCCGGACAGGCATGGAGACTACAGACATACCCTTCGACATACGTTTGTTCTCAGTGCCGATAAACAGCCCCATTGCTTCTAACTGCCTGAGCGTATCGCGGTAGTTCGTCTGGCTGTCCACGCAGTAGTCCTTAAATGATTTGGCGGTTATATACAGTTTGTGCGTATCTTCCTCGTGCCGTATCAACAACTCACCGCGTGGTTCGCGGGTCGGGCGCATAGCCAGATTGGTGCGGGCATCCAACCCGTCAAAAGTAGACAGGATGTTTTGGCAGTATCGGTTCACATAACTACCCACTATTTCAGTAACCAACATCGTCGGCGGTGCCACATCCACACGCAGTTCCTTAATTAAAGACGTGGTGTAGGCGTACATAGCCTTCATATCCCAGTCTATCAACCCCAAGCGTTCTGCTATGATTCCACCTGTCAGATTACACGCAGCCACAGCTGACCAAAACCGTTCCCGCTGGGTCAACTTCATCTCCCGGTCTATCTTCTTCTGTATGTTAATCAGCAGGGTCTTTACTTCCTCCAGATTCTTAACCAGATAGGAAGCATAAATGTCCCCCGCGTGCCCGTAGTTCTCAAGTAACTGGTGGTCAAACATCTCCTTTGCGTGAGCCATATCAAGTACATCTACAAAATTAATATGGTATTCCAGTAACCGCATAGATTCGCCGTCCGGGTTTTTCTTTATCTTGGTCAGCTTCTCCGCAAACGATGAGTTGGCGCTGGAGATAGATATGGAACTCCACGTTGTTGTATTCAGACGCAGTTCGTTTGCTGACGCCTTACCACGATTTCTACCCCGTCCCTGAGACATGTTGTATATAAGGTTGGAGAAGTTATCCGGCCCCATGTTGGTCATTTCGTCTATAGTAAACGGCAGGTTACACAGTATGCCTAGTAACAGTACCTTTGCCACCATTGTGTCTTCTGCTGTGGCGCACAATTTCTTGGGGTCTCCGTACACACTGTTTATCATATGTAGAATCGTGGTCTTGCCGGTGCCTGAGCTGGAGTTAATCAGGTTTATCATCGCACCACTCTGCCCCGTGAATTTAAGCAACGGCGAGCCAAATGCAGACAAGGCGGCAAATGCGTGAGGTTCCAGTCCGGGAGTGCCGTACAGGTTGAATACTTCCTTCCACTTTTCCAACGTACCCGCTGGCTCAAGGTACGGTGCAATCGGTTTTGTTACGCTGGAAGGCGGGCTGTGGAACGTGCCGTCCTTTGTTATTTCCCTCTCTCCGATAATAAATTTACTGTCGTTGTCTGCCCACCCAAATTGTAGTCTCATTTTTTCCGCCTTTCGTTTGTATTGAAGTTCTTTGATTGATGCGTATACATATTCAATTAACAATTTAAATTTTTTCGCCGTGGCAATCACGCCGTGGCTAGATAATGCTTTGCGTAGTTCGTTCGGGTCTGTGACATGTATATTCGGTATCACAAACTCTTTAACCCCGTCTCGTGGCATATGCACTTTCAGCACAACCACATCACCCAGATTGGGGTCTTCCATACGTTTTGTTACATATAAGTCGTGCTCGTACACACATATAGGTTCCATTTCTTCTTCGGTGGGTACGAGATATATTCCCCCTGTTTTGCCCCTGACGAACGGGAACGGGTATTCCGGTATCTTGTGTACTATCGGCTCCTGTTCTTCTTCCGTCTCTTCCACTACTACGTTGTCTTCCTCCGTAGCGGCGTCCACTTCCTTACCCAGCACGATAGGACTTTTTATCTTTCCTCGGTGCGGGCATCCCTCACATCCACCGGGGTTGTGCTTCTCAAACTCGTCACAAGTATGAGGCCCGAGAATGTGCTTTATCTTGTTCTCTGTGGTGTCGTAGTCGTAGTCCTCGTGCCCCTCGGACATCTTGTGGATAGCCGTTTCCCGGTCGTTGCAAAACTTGGCTACTGACAGGGCATCAAACCACCGGGGTTCCTCCAGCGTGTCCCGGTTCTGGTACGCATCCAATAACTGCCCACACCCCGTACCCGACGCGCTACGGCGCATTATCTTGGCAAAGTTACACACGGTGTTTTGCAGCATGGACTTCGCAAACTCACTCATTTCCCGCTTTACACCAGATACGGGCGAAGCGACAGGCCCCCCCTGTGCCGCTGGTGCAGGCACATCCACCCCAACAATGTCGCAAAACTCATCGAAGTCCACCGGGTCAGAATAGTAGACCACGCTCACAGGAGATGGCGGTGTATCCTTGAAATTCAACGTGTCAGGTATGCGCAGTATTCTCGCCACTTCAAACACAGCGTTGTCCACATACAGGTTATGTGTGGTACAAAGTTCTTGGAGACGCTTCGCTACAGGCTCCCACTCCTGCCGAGTCACATCCTGAGTCAACGGCCAGTATACGTGCAGACCGCGCCCTGAATTGACAATCGTGGGGCGGGGTAACCCCACCAGAGTACAGAAATCTCGCAGTGCTGTTAATCCGGTGCGTTGGTCTATATAGCCGCCCGGTCTACCTGTGGTTTCATTTACACTGGCTTTGCTCTCCCCGCAGTCTATGTCTAACCAGAAAGACCGCAAAGACTGTACATTGTCCTTCGTCCGACTGTCTGGTGTTGCGTACTTTGCGACACCAAAATAGACATCTCTGCCCTCCGCCACGTACTTATCTGTCAGGGCGGCTACTTCCTCTCTTGTCTCTTTGAACTTCTGTACGACACTTTTACCCTTAATCCCAATAACTGCAAACCATCCACCAGACGGCTGCACAATACTTAAAAGGTCTTTGTCGGTCATGATGTTTTCTTTTTATGTAGAGGGTAAAAGGGGGGACTTCTCCCCCCTCGACTTCTAAACTGCTTACAGCTACGGGTTAACGCTCAAGCTGCTCTATATACTTTTGCACCGCAACAATCAGGTTCTGGTTGCGTATGGCCGTTTTACCCATAAACCAGTTGTATATAGTTTGGCGTGTTACATGAAACTTCTTAGCCACGTCCGTAGCAGATATGTCGTTGTTTACGCACAACCTACCCAACTTGACCCCAAGTAGCCTACCATCAGCTTCCTTAATTATTTTAGCGGTATGTAAACCGTAGCCGTGGCTCATTTAGTCCTCCTTACCCCACGCGTCGATTACATCATCGAGCTTCGCCTTTTCTGTACTCACGGGGGCTTTCTTTCCCGTTCGTTTAGTCGGGGCTGGTGCAGGGTCTGCGGCTTCAATCTCGTCATCCGGTTCATCAACTGCCTGTACCTTGGGCTTGGCGGCTTCCAACTGCTTCGGCTGTTTTGTAACCTTGTCCGTCTGGGCGACTGTAAGCACGGTGTACGCCTTCGTCTCTGGGCGCTTCTGGGCTTCCCTGACCATCAGATATTCCTCATCCGTGGTGTTACGCAGTGGAGTAAATACCAGCTGCATCGTATCCGCGTTCAAGTCAAAACTGACGTTGGTAACCACGTTGTCTACTGACTCCCCGTTGGCTGCAAGGAATTTAACGTAGCTTTCAAATGGATGCACGTTGCCGTCACCCTTACCGAATAACGACTTGGCAGGTACATTGAACTGGTACACATCACCTGACGTATCGCCTTCCACCAGCACAGCTATCCTACGCTGGTAACGACAAGCCCTACCGCCGTTGTCGCCGGAGCCTTTAATATTTTGTGGGCACTCGACGCAGCTTTCGCTCTGTTTGTTAGACGCAGCGGGTTCCGGTCTGTCGCCTTGGTTCGACCAGCAATCAGGCAATGTGGCTTCCTTCGTCGGGTCGTAGTTCTCTGCGTAGAACGTGCGGGACACCTTTGGCAGTGCGTTAATTATAATCAGGTTAATCTCGCCCCGTATGGCGTTACCTATCTGCTCCCCGTTTACCAGACGTTTAAACGTGCCGTTGATGTTGGCCTGTATACGACGGGTGACGTTGCTAGATACAAGTGACTTGGCGAAATCACTCTGCTCACGCTGGGACACCGCTGGGGTGGTTTGCTGCTTAAATATCGTAATGTTACTCATTGTGTGCGTCTCCTATTTGGCGCTTGGTTTACGAACTTGTATTACATACTTGCGGTCGGACTGAAGACCTACCGGCAACACGTCCGGGTTTTCTTCCAGAAATTCTTTCATATTCCCATTGTGAATACGTTTCTCCAGTAAGAACGGCGCGGCATGTTCCTCGATAAAGGCGTACATGGACTCCCAATCGTTTGTCCAGTATCGTGACTGCACCCTGCGGGAAATCGTACCTGCTGCGGTGCGTATACTGTCTGCGTTCTGCTCGTTGCATATGTCCAAAAGACGGGTGCTGACTGTCTCCAGCTGTTCTTTCAGTTCTTTCATTTCCGCTTCGTGCTGTTCTTCTTTGTCTCGCACGACATCGCGTATCTTGATGTATATAGCAGCGAGTGCCTCTACGTTAGGTGCAGTTTCCTCTTTGCTGTTTAAATCCAGTTCCAGTTGTTCCATAGTTTGCTCCTTGGTTGTGGGGATGTTGATGTTACTACTTAAATTTACTCTGTCAAGTATTTTCTAAAATCTCCTGTCGATACAAATCAATTATTTTTGTGTGGTTCATTATGTTATTTTGCAACATGTTGTATAACCGCGTCTCTACTTCGCTACCCCGTATATGTATGATACACATAGCGTTCTTCTGACCGGGACGATTGATACGTGCGTTGGCTTGTAGATAAGTTTCCACACTGGTCACCGGGGCGTACCAGATAATTGTATTAGCCGCAGTAAGGGTAAGTCCGTGCGACGCTGCTTGTGGTTGTATTATAAGTACCTGTGGGTCGGCTTGTTCTTGAAACCTTTTTACAATATCGCTGCGTCTATTAACGGGTACTTTACCGTTTATCACATCACAGGTTATGTTATTCTTATCTAGATATGCCTTCAGCAAATCTATAGTGTGCGTGAATGGCACGAAGACCAGTACTTTGTGCGACGCCTCTTCAATTACCTCCAGCACTACGCTCAACCTGTTACTTACATCCAAATCCACAACCTCGCCCGTGTCCGTATATACTGAACCGCCTGACACCTGTAGCAACTTGTTGATACGCACCGCCGCATTAACCGCAGAAATATCCTCCCCCGCCGCTTCCACGTACATGTCCTGTTTCAGCTTTTTGTATATCGCCTTCTGTTGTGCAGTCAACGGCGCTTCACGTTCTATAAAAGTAACTTCGGGTAAATCAAGACACTGCTTGCGTTCAAAGCGAATAGCCGGTTGTAACAACTCATGCACGTACTGCTGTGACTTTGGTTTGGCTACCCACCTAAACTGAGATACCTTGTACATAACTATATCTCTGTAAGACCCATAGTACTTCGGGGTGTTTTTCGGGTTAATCAGTTTAGCCAGTCCGTAAGCATCGAGAGGAGACTGCGCTGCCGGGGTGCCGGTGAGCATCCACAACCATGCTGATTTTACCGCTATGTCCCGCAATATTTTCCACCTACGTGTACTTACGTTCTTGTAGGCAGAGGCTTCATCTACCACAATTAAATCAAACCCGCCGTTAAGTATTGCTTCCTTGACCACTGCCACTCCGTCGAAATTAATTATTACAAACTCAACATTAGAGGATACTACATTGGCTCTGGCTCTGGCGGTTCCATGCGCAATGCCTACACTACGGTGCATAGCAAACTTGAACAAATCCTGTTGCCATGCGGCTTTCATAATAGACAACGGGCATATCACCAATACACGCTTTACTTTCCCTATCTTCATCAAATAGTCAGCCGCCCATATGACGCTGGCGGTCTTACCCGTGCCTTGCTCGTTAAAACAAAATGCTTTCTTGTTCATAGTCAAGAACGCAGAAGTTTCTTTCTGGTGGGCAAAAGGCTTTAACTTCCCTGTCCACTGGTAATCCCGTTTAATAGTAGCGGGTACGTTTTTAACCCTTAACTCCGAAAGCACTTGTGTTTCTTCCAACCCCCAGTTGACGGCAACACGGTACACATCGTCTTCTTGACTTATAACTTTGCTCTTGGGTATTAACTTTGTTATTTTGTCTGGCTGACGGGTACGTAGCATCAGAACTTTGTCGTTGATTATTTCCATTTATTTTATCGCACCGGTTGTAAGTTTAATTTCTCGTTAATTAGTAGTTCGTTTGGATTATTTGGGTTTCTATTTTTCCAAGACTCGTTAATTTTTATTGGTTTTCTTGTATTTATTGACTCGTTCAATATCAATGGTTTTCTTAAAATACTTGACTCGTTGATTTAAGTTGGTTTTCTTATATTCATTGACTCGTTCATTTCCAATGGTTTTCTCCCCACGTTTGACTCGTTTAGTTCGCTTGGTTTTCTTGACCTCTATGACTCGTTAGTATCTAGTGGTTTTCTTATTTAGCTTGACTCGTTACATGACTTTGGTTTTCTTACATTGGTCTGACTCGTTGCACCACAATGGTTTTCTCAATTCGTATGACTCGTTTAGGAACGATGGTTTTCTTACCATTAGTGACTCGTTAGTTTAAATTGGTTTTCTTTCATCCCGTGACTCGTTCAGGATTCATGGTTTTCTAATCAGATTTGACTCGTTACATCATTTTGGTTTTCTCCCTTTCCCTGACTCGTTTGTGGTTTTTGGTTTTCTCCGCTCGTTCTGACTTTGACTCGTTACACAGTATGCACGATGCCCAGCTTCGCTTCGTGATATGGTTTATGTACTTCCAAACCTTCTATAGTCCTCCACGCAACATACAAGTCTACCAAGAACAACTTGACCATATAACGTATAGCCATGTTGTGTCTGTGTTTCTTGGTCTTTTCCGCATGGGCGGGGGAATTATCAAGTCGGTTTTTGTAGTCGTAGTAAATTTTAGAATACTTGTTTTCCCCGGCGCGTAGAAAACTACTACCCAAAACCCCTATTAATTTAGTCTTGAGCCACGGATTAAACGATATACCCATTTTAGTTTGTGTCTCGCCGTCGCTATCGGTGTAAGTAGACTCCACCAGATGTTCTTTTTTGCGGCTACGTCCCTTACCGTCCTGCCCGACATCCAACCCCACATATGCCCATATAGAAGACGGGTACTTGGCTTTATGAATATCAATCTCGCTGATAATCACTCCGGCCATAGCAGGGCCTATACCCTTTACGTTTTCCAGAAACTCGGTGTACACAGGGTATTCTTGCAACAGGTTTTTCAGGCGCTTCTTGAAGTGTTCTTCTTCGTGGTTATAAATATCTTCGTACTGTGCTATCAAACACAACTCTGTGTAGTCAGATATAATTTCATCACCGACAAATTTACTTTGCTTCGGAAAATCCTTCACCCCATCCGTAATTTTTTTGTACTGCATACGGATGTTGTTAAGTATCATTTTCCCTTCTGCGTTCAGGGTGTCTTCATCTTCCCCCGGAGCCTGCCCCAGTTTGGTTTTGAAGTTGGCAACAATCCGGTTACCCGTTTGTATACGCAGCTTCTGGATGTCGTAAGCCCCTCGTACTATTGCTCTCAAATTAGTGTTGTTCATTGCTTGTCTCCCTTGGTTGTGTTATTTAACCGCCCCTTTAGCGGTACGTTTGAAACTCCTGTTTGCCTTCTTGCTCTTGACGCTCAGGTTACTATCATCATTAGAACCGCCTTTAGAAAGTGGCTTAACGTGGTCTACGTCCTTGCCGTCTCCCTTATGCACCTTGCCTTTCTTAGCCAGCGTTCTTCTGGCAGCGTTGCGCTTGGCGCGGTTCTTTTTCTGTTCTTCTGTACCTTGATACTGTTCGTATTCTTTCTTGTACGGACGTGGTTTGTTTACGTATGGCATTTACTTTCTCCTGTTATGGTCACATTGTGTTACTGGGCAGAACCCACATAGGGGGCCTGTGTTTGTATTCCATACATCAGTTTCATACGCACTGTCCAATCTGTCAAGTAGTGGCATGAAAGATTCAAAATATTTATCCCGGTGTTCGGCGTAGTGGTCTTTCCTTATAAACTCGTTGCTCGCTACAAATATTAACCCAGACTTTATTTTCTCTAACTCGGGAAAATATACGAACAACGCTGCCGCCAATATATCCAGCTGTTTAGTATCCGCGTACTTGGCATTTTTGCTGGTCTTATAATCAACAGAAAAACCCAACGCCCCGTTTATAATTACCAAGTCCCCGATTCCATGCCACCAATAGTCCGGGGCTAGGAAGTCGCACGGCTCATAACCCTTTTCGGTCTTCCGTATACCAAGCCGTAACTCACAGTGCTTCTCTCCCGGTATGTTCTTCAATACGTCCAACACACTCTGTATAAAACGAAACTGTGGCGGTAGGGGAGTGCCTGTCTTTATATGCTCCTCCGCTGCCTTATGCACTTCGTTACCGTACCGGGTTGCTTGGCTCCCTGTGTCTTTTACGTCCTGTGCTACTTTTAAATGGTAGTACTTCTTTGGACATTGCTCAAACGTCTTGAGACTACTATAAGACCATGACGTTGATTTACTCATTTCGTGTCCTCAAGGGCTTTGATTGCTATATCCCGCATGTATTCCTGTGCATTGATATTGTGGCCGTTTATACTAACCTCTAGTGTAGCTATTTGCTGCAATGCCTTCTCCGCCTCTTCCTTCGCCGCCGTCATGTCTGCAAGCTGTTGGCGGAGGGTGGTTACTTCATCATCAGCCGCCTCTTTCAGTCCCGCGTTGCGCTCATCCTGTAGACGCTGCGCAAAATACTGCGCCACCCAATCGAAAAACACCTTTGCAGATTCGTCTGCCTCACCGCGGAACACCATCTTATCGCCATTGAAATCCAGTTCGCCTATCTGCTTACCGTCTTTAGCAAATACTATGTTGTAGTTTGGTTTAAATGACCCTACGCCAAGTTCAGGCAACTCACTGATAATATCATCGCGGGAGAGGGCTTGGAGTTCGGTTGGGGTGGTCACTTGCTTTCCTCCATCATGGCGTTGGCGAATAGCAATGCGTCATTAGCATAGGCAGCGAATTCTCCATTTCTTTCATGGTCTGCGCATATGCCTTGTAATGCCGCCCTCGCAAAATCATCCTTCCGGCTACGGTCAATCATTTCGTTTAACCAGTCGGGCAGGTCGGGGTGCGTGACTTTCAGGTGGATGGCGGAAAGAAACTTCTGATGCTTAACGCTCATATGGTCAATGAACGGCGACGGGTCTCTGCGAACGTCAGATAACGTATTGGCACCTTCGCTTGCAATATCATTATTATCCATTACTCTCTCCCTTAAGTTGTTGTAGGTGGTTCCAAGTGGCTTCAAGTTTTCTGTCCGATTTCATTGCTTCGTTCAGGCTCTTGCTGCCGCTATGCCATTCCCGATACGCCTCAATAAACGCCCTCTCCGCAGTTTGCAGGGGCGTGACGTGGCGGGTGTTCACGGCCTGCATCAGCTTTCTGGCAAACGCTTCCGCCAGTGTCGCGTCCATTTCTTTGTCGCTTGTTTCTGGCTCGCACCAGCACTGAGCCGCCAAACCCCGCGCTTTTTCTATTGTCAATATCTCACTCATGTTCGTCTCCGTCATTTCGTCTATGTTCATATAATTATATCCTCCTTTGTTCTCTCCCCGTTTAACACGCGGTGCATACGCTTCTCCGTCAATCTATGGCACCGCACCATTGCTCGCTCCGGTAACGTCTCAATTACCGCAGCATACTCCGCCACCGCTGTGCGCAGTGACTCTACTTCAAGTTCGTCCAACGTGTTATACCCAAGCGACTGCTCTCGTTTCCATGCGTCATGTAGCGTCTTGTTTGCGTCACGTATTACTCCAGTCGGGTCTTCCATTACTTCCATCTCGGTAACCAATGTCGTCAACATATTCACTGCATCAGCTACGTGCTGCCAGTGGTGGTCTTCTGGGTGCATCATGTTGTCTAGCGCATCTAACCCCTCGTATATTTTTATCAAGTAGCTTGTTCGTTTATCCTGTGACAACGGCTCAACAGGGTCAGCAAACATCTCGTGGAAATGCGTGTATGTCATTGCGTATTTATTTTTGTTGCGCTTCATTTCACTGCCACCTATAAAAGATATGGTCGCCTATCCGCCCTACCATCCGCACGTCTATGTTCTTAGTCCACAACGGCGGCGTTATGTCGTATGCGTGGTAGTGCGTTGCGCCTTCGGTAAGACCCCGGTAATAGTTGTCCTTGCCTAACATCTGGCGAGCGATGTTTAAAGACTCTTGCCATGCCATATCTTCCGTCGGCTCGTCGCTCTTGCCGTCGCAGTACCAGCTAAACTGGCACTTGGCTAGATACATCTTGCCCGATATACCTCGCAACCCTTCGTACACCACAGCACATATAGTGTCAGGTGACCGTGAATCTTTGGTTCTGTTCAGCACTACATCTGCTACAGCAACCTTACCAGCAAACGGTTCGCCCCTTGCCTCGTGGTAAATATTCAACGCCATACACTTCTCTGCGTTAGGCGAAGCGAAACGTATAACTCTGTTGGGTAGCTGGTCTGCGGATACTTCGCGCAGAACAGGTCTTGCTACGTTCTCTGCTATGCTCGAAACGTACTCGTCTTGCTGAGACGTTATCTCTATAACAGTCAATCCTACACCAACGAAAAACCCCAACAGCCCCCAAACGGTTACGGCAACACCAGATGCAAAAGTTTTTTTATCGGTTACCTTGTATTTTGATATACGTTTCATCACTTAACACCCCCCGTAAGTCTTGCTGAATCCTGCTTCGCAGTTCAATGGTAGCTCTCGCGCCCACACAGGACGAGAACGCATACACGCCTCAACAAATGCCAGCCCTTCCTCAACCTCATGCTCTGGCACCAGACAACCTATAGCGTCATGCACCGTCATCACCACCGGATATTTTTTGGCTACCATAATCATCTGCATACCAATGATGATACGCGCAAGTGCTTGGCATATGTTCTCTACTACCTTACCCCCGTATATTCTGTTGGGAATTATAGTCTTGCCTCGTTTTGTGTCATACACTAACTCCGTCCCTCTACCGCCGTCCCCGTTCACCTTGCGTAAGTTGGGGTACTTGATGTGCAAGTCATTCGGTAGCCGTATGCCATCCTCGCCCTCTACAACTAGTACCCCCGCCCGACCCAGTGGCGCACTCTCGTTGTCCATAATTGCTTCTAGTGCGTTGCTGGCTTCCCTCCACAATTCCGTTATTCTTGGGTAGGTTCTACGGTACACATCTATAATGCGCTGGCACTCCGCCAACTCCATCGTCACACCGTACACTCTTAATTGTTCTTTATACTTAGTGGCTCCAAGACCATACCCGCATCCCAAAATTGTCCACTTCCCTACAAAGCGTTCTTCCTTTGTAATGTCCTGTTCCGGCTTGCCGTATATCTTGCTCGCCATCTGTTTGTAAACATCTTCCCCGTTATCAAACGCATCAACCAAATCATTCTGTTCCGCCAACCACGCCAGCGTCCGTGCTTCAATCTGGCTCGAATCCGAATCAACAAACATATACCCCGGCGGTGCGCATATGGCGTTCTTTAACGGCGAGTTGCGTGGCAGGTTCTGCATGTTCACCTTGTCGTCCCCGCCCCAGCGTCCCGTGTGTGCTGCGTAGTACCGCAGTGGAATCGGTAGCGCACCACGTCCCGCAATATCTATAAACCGTTGGGTGCGTGTCTCTTCCAGCGTGGACTTTACACCTAGTCTAGCGGCTACAATGGCTTGCACCACAGGGTTCTCATGCTCAAGGAGTGCCTTAAATTCCTCGTCTGTTTTAGCAAATGCGTAAGTTGGTTTCCCGGTAGTCAAACTTACCTTCATCGGCGGCTCTACCCCCAGCTTGGTTAGCACGTTGGCTAACTGAGGGTTGCTCATTATGCTGTCTATGTCCTCACTAATTGCCGCCATAAGTTCTTCTTTCTTCTGCTTGACGCCGACCAGATGGGCAGTAAGTAGCTCGGTATCCAATACAAGTTTAGGCTCTGTGAACATACGGATAGTCAAGTCAATCAACTTCAACTCAACCAGCGGGAGCCTTTGTATCATTTCGCGCATTAG